CCTTCGTTTTCTTGTGGTTCGCTGTACATCATATAGTCATGAACTGAACCAATCATTTCTTTTGCTGCTGCAATTTTAGATTGAACCCATGGCTCAATGTGATGATCAGCTGGCATGTTAGCAAGCAAATGCATAACTTTATTAGCAATTGCTTTCAACTCTGTGCGAACCATATCGATTTCGTCCTGAGTATCATCTGTTTTGTTTTTAGCAATATCAGCCGAACCTAACAATGGCTCAACAGCTTCATACTCGAGAATTGTTTCTTCGTTCTGTTTAGCATAATAAGCAGCAAGAGCCATTTGCTTACGCTTCTCTTTTGACTTACCAGCAAACTTAGGATTTTTAGAGTGAACGAAATCGTGGATTGTTTCGCCAGCTGTTGTTGACTTTGTTAGTACTTCATTTACTTTTGATACTTCTTTAATTGTCTTTGCTGACCAGCATTCTGTCATACCATGAACAGGGCACATTTTACCCTTAGGTGTGTGATTGCACTGTACATCTTCGGATTCTTTTGCTTCTTTTACAGGCTTAAATTCAGCTTTTTTAGCTTCACTTTGCTTATGACCCATACGTGAATTTTGAGGTGTATCTAGTGAGTATTTTACCTTATCAGCATAATCTGGATTACCGTTTGGTTCATCCCACTTTTCTACAGAGTGCTTAGCAATGAATTCTTGCTCATCACCAGCCTTAGGATCATAATCAATGCCAGGATCTTTACCTGTTGAACCTGCTTTAGTCTTAGCAGCATGCACGCCTTTGATGCGTTCATGTGCTTGTTTAAGAATATCCTTAAGCTGTTGTGACATCTTCTGTTTCCTCTTGATCTTGGTAATCTGTATCCGATTCTAATTCTGTATCTGAATCAGGTTGACTAAACATAATCTGCGCTACTTCAATTTTCTTATCGTCAATAGCTTGTACAAGACGGTCGGCAATAGCATTATTAAATGCTGTTTGAAACTCTAAAGGTTTCTGATCGTAAGCATGAGCAATTAAATCTGATACATTATCCATATTTGTCTCCAATTATCAATTATTTATTCTTAGAAATTATTAAGGAAGCTGATTTTAACTTAGCCTCATCCGATAGTGAACGATTCTTCTTCTGTGAAAGACGATCATAATCTGCCTGTGCATTACGAATCTTTGAATTCTTCTCATCCGTTTCAGGAGTTGCATCAGTATCTTCATCCGATGCTAAAGGCTGTTGTTCTGTATCACCTTCTGGTCCTTCGGGTGGAGCACCAGCCTGTTGTTCCATCATTTCATTCTGAAGGATTGCCTGATTAACCCAACGTGGGTCACCTGAATCATTTTCAGCAATAATCTTATCATCTTGATCCTCAATATCATCATCAGTTTGCTGAAGGATATTTTTACGAAGCCATTCTTGTGAATAGTATTTGCCAACCATATCTTGCATATTACGTGCAAGATTAATACGGTTATCAAGAATTTCACCATCTTTAAGTTCTGTAAAGTAGTTATCCTTAGAGAAGTTATATTTAAAGTCAGCTGCAATATTATTAAAGTCTTCGATTGTCATAACACCTTTGAGAACTAATTGTCTCTCAAGCATCTTAGTAAACAATATAGCAAACTTTGCACGAAGACGAGCAATAAAACGAGCAAACTTAAGTTCATCACGTGTTACTTCTGTTGCACGACCAAGTGAGAATAATGCATCTGAATTAAGACGATTAATAGGAACATTAAGTGTTCCATAGAATTTCTTTTGAAAATATAATACGTCATCCATCTGACCGAGAGTCTGACCGCCTGGCAATGTTGTAACTTCAGTACCTTTACCGCCATCACGGCGTGGTAACCAATAGTCTTCCAACATAGTCATAAACTTACGATCATCTCTTACGTTACCGGTTTCAGCATCGTAAATCAAACGATTCTTATGTTTTACCATAATATCACGAACGTATTGTTCGGCTTTCATCTTAGGCAAGTTACCTGTATCAATATACCAAATACGACGTTCAGGAGCACGAGCTAAACGATAAATGACTAGAGCATCTTCAAGTGTTCTTAATTGATTAAGTGCTTTAATTGCTTTGTGAAGATATGAAAGAACCATTGTTCCGTTTGTATCTGTAAGACCAGATGTAATATTCACAATAGCATCCTTGGCAATTCTTAGACCTGTTGTTGTAGGCCCAACAATTTTATTTCCGTAGTTAAAGCCTTTATCATTAAAGATATAATATTCATTTTGAACTTTTTGAATAACTGCTTCACCACTCTCACCACCACGTGTACGTTTCTTTGCAATTTCACGTACTTTACGAATTTTGCGTGGATCAATATAACGAACTTCTTTGATACCGGCTTTAGGATCTTTATCATCAATGATAACGTGATAATATAAACGGCCATCAATATACCAACGACGATAGATTTCGTAGGCATGACGATTAAAATCTAAGATGTTAAGGATGTTTTTGAATTCTTCATAAATGACTTTTTTGATATTAGTTGGAATTTCTAATTGATCTAGGTCAATTTTAACAATATCTTTCTCATCAATAGCCATTGTTTCGTTGACAATTTCATCAACTGCAGCATCGCATTCTGGTTGTAAAGCCATTTCGCGGTATTTTGTAACAAGTTCCGCTTCTGTTCTAACTGTGCCATCAAGATCAACGTACGTGCCAAATGATCCGCCGGCAGCAATAACTAGAGCGCCGTCATCTGTTTCCTTGGGAGCAAATGAAACAACCGGATCTTGCTGCGCCTTGCGCTTAAATTCCCATCCAAACAACTCAGCCATTTTTTTCCTTTCAAATAAAAGAGGAGCTAAGACTACTCAGCCCCTCTCTAGTATAATAATCTATTTTAAGAGGCCATCATTATATATTATAGACCAATTGGTGTTGTTGCATCAGCTATATACGAGTTATTAAGCTCTGTGCCTGGTGTTGGTAACCAGTAATCGTAAGCAAATGTTACACCAAATGTTTCAATTTGGCTTTGTTGATCCCAATTTAAGTTAATTGCATCAACAACTGATGGATAAGCACCAATTATATCATATGAACGAATGATATTACCATCCTTTGAATATTGAATAACATTCAATGTGGCTTTGTAATCATTTTCTGTTGCATATGATTGACGTTGGTTAGCTTCCAACTTATTCAATGAATTTGACCACTTTTCGAACATAGCACGAACTAGGAAATCCTCGTCGTTGAGAACTGTTACAGTCCAATCAGCAAATGTACGATCACCTGCTAATTTAATTCTACGACCAAAGTAACCTACTTCAATTGTTCCAAGTGTTGCTGCAGGTAGTTGAGCTGCCTGACATGTAAAGCGAAATTTAGTATCTGAACCAGTATCCGCTTCAACAAATGTTGGGATTGAAAGATAAACTTCAAACTGGGAAGGACGGGCCCCACCATAGATAAGGCCCTGTTGTTTGAAGCTACTAATATTGAAACCTGACATTTATTATTCTCCTTGTAATCCTGATCTATTTATTAGAACTTACCAACAACTTCAGAGAATTGAACACCAGTTCCAACAGCCACAAAGTTCAACTGAATGAAGTTAATTGAACGAGCTGGTTTAATGTAGATATCACCAACAAATTGGTTAGAATCAATAACCTGTGGAGTGTTGTTTGTGCTATCACATACAACCAAGAAGTCTGTAATACCACGACGACCTTGGATTTGACGAAGATAAGGTGTTACCAAGTTCTTAAATTGAGCTTGTGTAAATGCATCATTGAATTCAAACAATGAGTACTTAGCAGCTCTTGAAATAGCTTTTTCAAGAACAATAAACAAGCGACGAACATTGATACGATCAAATGCTGATGGTTTTGACTGAAGTGTTTTATCACCATAAAGGATTGTACCCTGTCCAGGAATTGAAATAACTGGGTTGATACCATTGCTATAAAGCAGATCGCGAGAAGATTGTTTTGGATTCCAACGCATCTGAATCACGTTATTGATTTGACCACGATTGAAACCAGCTGGTGACCACCATGGATCACGTTGATTGTCAGTACGAGCGCAGAGACCAGCGATATCGCCATTTGTAGGCAGATAACGATTGATGTCATTATAGCGGTCATATTGATATTTGTAACCAGAGTCAAGAACAGTGTATGAAGAATCATGAAGAATATCTCTCCATGCCACAACAGCTGCAGCTTGATTACCTGGATTGCCTGTCACAATGCCGTCATCTGGTGTAATAAAGGCAACGCAATCTTTACGAATAGCGCAGATATTGTCAATAATCCAGTTAGCAAGCTGGAAGTTATTAACAGTAAATCCTTGAGAAGATGTTGTTCCACCAATTGGTTTACCTTGAAGAATCAAAGAAATATCAACGTCTTCAGGCGACTGGAATAAAAAATATCCAGTAGAAATAGTTGAAAGAGGAACATTACCTTCTGAGTAACCATCAGAGCCGTTAACAAACGATAATGACAGTGGTACGTTAGAAGAAGAGGAAGCCACGTTCGCAGCTGTAGCAGAAGCTGAACCAGAACGATCGTTAACCGCCCAGATATAGTTTGATTCGTTGTTAATCACTGTTTGATAGTAATTGACTGTACCGTCAACATTTTTACCATCTGTCGCGCGAGAAACATTAGTGAATGTTTCAAGAATAGTTCCAGGCTGACCAGTAAATGCGCCGTTTTCGTCTTGAACAACGATGTGCATTGTATCAACAGCAGCGGAGTTACCGAACTGAGAAACAAAAGCAGATGTAATAGGAGCAGCGCCAGCAGAGTTAAAGAATTCCCAGCGACGATTAATAACCTGAGATGATGTAGTATTAGTAGAAGCGCCGTTAGCAATAAACACTGTACCCTGACGATATGGGTCATAGGTGCTGATTGTGAACGATGCGTTAGAACCATTTATAGCAACAACAGTGATAGCTGAAATTGAGGCATATTGAACACCAATCGCGGTATTACCAAGCCCAATCAAGTCGCCGAGGACAAAGCTATTTGCAACAGAGTAAGCAAAAGCGTTAGAGGCGAGAGCGTTAGCTGAAATAGATTGTACCAAAACGCTAATAGTATTTGAACCGATAGCTGTTGTCAAAGTAGCATAAACGTCAGCGTTAGCTGTCAAACTTACGTTTGAGCTGAAAGCATTTACGCTATCGCAAACAGAAACGCGGAGAGAATCACCGTATGTACCACCTGGATATTTCGCAATATAAAGCACATCATTATCGAAATAACCGAGTTTAGTAGCAAAATCTGTAGAGTTCAAAACAGTTGGAGTATTAGAAACTGAGCCAACGTTAGCGAAAGCATTCTTAGCGCCTTGCTGTGTATTTGAAGAAGTTGTATTGGCTGCACGAACAACCCAAAGAGCGTTTGTATAGCCCAAGAAGTTAGCTGCAGTAAAGAATGTTTCAGCGTTGTTTGAATTTGGCTTACCAAAAGTATTAACGAGAGTTGTCTCAGAGTCGATTAAAACACGTTGACCGACTGGACCCCAGT